ACACAATTATTCTTAGATGATGCAGACTTAGAAGGTAGATCATTTGATGCTTTATTAAGAGAAGTACAAACATACGCTTCAGTTTACGGACATTGTTGGTTAATTCTTGATAAACCTAATTCAAATGCAAGAACAAGAGCAGAAGAGTTACAACAAGAGATCAGACCATATCTAAATATATTTACACCAGAAAATGTGATGGAGTGGAATTACGAGAGGGCGGCTTCTGGTAAATATTATTTATCTTACTTAAAAGTCAGAGAGAACAGAACAAAAGAAAAAGATACATTTAGATTATGGTACTTGGATAGAATTGATACAGTAGAGATAGAAAGAATGGGTGCTAGAGATCCAAAACTTATTGAGTCTGTACCAAACCCATTGAACACGATACCAGCAGTTATCTTATACAATCAAAGATCACATGATAGAGGAGTTGGTGTATCAGATTTAACAGATGTTGCAGATTTGCAACGATCTATCTACAATGAGTTATCAGAGATTGAACAGCTTATAAGATTATCAAACCACCCAAGTTTAGTTAAAACAAGAGATGTTGATGCTAGTGCTGGTGCTGGTGCGATTATTGAATTGCCTGATAATGTTGATCCAGCATTGAAGCCTTATATCTTACAGCCTTCAGGACAAAATTTGGATAGCGTATTAAAAACTATTCAGAATAAGATTGATGCTATCAACAGACTAACTCATGTAGGGGCTGTAAGATCAACAAGCGAAAGAACTGTATCTGGTGTTGCTCTGAGAACAGAGTTCCAATTATTAAATGCTAGATTATCAGAAAAAGCTAAATTGATTGAATTAGCAGAAGAACAAATATGGAGATTGTTCGCTAGATGGCAGAATAAAGTTTTTGATGGTTCTATTTATTATCCTGAATCATTTGATCTTAGAGATTGGGCAACTGATCTTGAAGTCTTACAACAAGCCAAAGCAAGTAATATTAAATCAGATACATTTGTAAAAGAACTTGATAAACAGATTGCAAGAACTGTTGTAGAAGATGACGAAGCATTATCTAAAATAGATGATGAAATTGATAATCAAACAACTAGACTTGGAGAGTTTCCTCAGACACCGATAACAGCACCAGAGGTGTAAAATGGCAGACTTAATAGAAGAACTAGGAAATTACAGGCAACGTAAGGTTACAGACTTATCTGATAGTCATGTTGCAAGATTGCAACAATCATTACAAGAGTTAGAAGATCAAGTTATTACAGAAGCAAAAAAGATTGATCCTAAACGTGGTACACTCAAACTTAGAACAACAGCCGCAATAGCATTAAGACCAAAGCTTAAACAATTAATTGAACAAACTTATCTTACAGCAGTACAAACCAACATATCAGAATATGACAATGCCGCTTCTTGGCTTGTTGCTACATTTAAAAAATATCCAATACCAGAAGAGTTTAAAGAAATAACAGAATTAGATTTGACGACTATACAACAATTAAAACGAGCCGCTTATTTACCTTTTGAGGATCTAGGTAATCAGTTTGCTAATGATTTAGCACAAGAAGTTTACAACAGTACACTTACAGCTACATCTACAGATGATATGGTCTCTAATCTAAGAGGTAAGATTAATGGAGTCTATCAATCATCTAACAACGAAGAAGCACAAGAACTTGTAGATTTTATAGCTAACAATCCTGATAAAACAGAAGATATTAAAACAGCCGCAGAAAGATTAAATACTATTTATGGTAGAGATAGATTAGGTAACAATTTAAGACGATATGCAACACAGTTAGTACAAGACTCATTAATGGGATTTGATGGTCAGTTTGCTAAATATAGAGCAGATGAACTAGGATTAACACATTACAAATACTCAGGTACAACTGTTAGAGATACTAGAGATTTTTGTAGAAGAAACGTAAACAAAGTTTATAGTGAAGATGATATTAGACGAATTTGGACTACCACAACTTGGCAAGGAAAAGCACAGGGTGATCCATTTGTTGTTAGAGGTGGTTATAATTGTCGCCACCACTGGCAACCTACTGATCCTGATTGGGATTTGTAATTGACAAAAAAGACAATAAAATTTAGGAGTAAATATGGACGAGAAAAAACAAAACTCGGTGGAACAAACTGAAGTTCCTTCAAAAAATCAGGAAACTGTTGAAGCACCGAAAGAAGCTAAAGTAGATGCAAAAGCATTTACAGAAGATCAAGTAGAAGCAATAGTTCAAAGACGCTTAGACAGATATAAAAAATCTGTATCTAACAAATTAGATGGCGTGGACATTGAAGAAGCTAAAAAGCTAATAGAGGAAAAAAAACAGAAAGAGCAAGAACTTGCTTTACAGCGAGGTGAGTTTGAAAAAGTTATGAAAGAAACTGTATCTAAAAAAGATCAGGAAATTTCAAAGCTGGTTGCTGAGTTACAGAAGATTAGAATTGATGAACAATTAGTCAATACTGCTTCTAACTTAAAAGCTATCAATCCTAACGAAGTTAAAGCTTTGTTAAGAAATAGTGTAAAGTTAAATGACTCAGGAAGTGTTGAGGTGGTTTCAGATAATGGAACACCACGATACACAGAAAAAGGCGATCCAATGCAAGTAAATGATTTGGTAGCTGAGTATCTAAATAACAATCCACACCATCTATCAGCGACACCTAGTGGCACTGGTAGTCAAAGTGCGATTGGTGGCGAAACACCGAAGCCTATGAGTATCAAAGATTTAGATATGAATAACCCTAAAGATAGGGAAGTTTATAAAAAATTGAGAGAAGAAAGACGACAAGGTGGAATGAAGGCAAACTTAATAATTGGCTAACATTTAACCAAAGGAGAATAAGATGGCTAATGAAACAACAAGTTCCACTCTCTCGGAACTATATACTGAAATTATCCAAGAAGCGATTTTTACGTTTCAAGAAACTTCAGTAATGAGACCACTTGTAACTACTTACAACATAAGTGGTTCAGGAAAACAGATTGCAGTACCAGTGTACCCAGCAATCTCGGCGGCGGCAGTAGCAGATGCAACAGATTTATCTAACACTGCTGTAAACCCAACAGAAGCAACAATCACTGCAAGTGAAGTTGGTGTAATGACTACACTTACTGATCTTGGTAGAGATTCAGCTTCAAGAAACGTAGCGGCAGACATTGGAAAACTTTTCGGTGATGCTATTGCGAAAAAAGTTGATAGCGACTTAGCGGCATTATTTGCATCATTTAAATCAGATAATGACTTAGGTGCGGCTGGTACTGAATTAACAGCAGACTTACTGTTAAAAGCAGAATCAATTTTAAGATCATTGAATGTACCAAGACCATATTATGGTGTGTTCAATCCAAAAGCTATGTTTAACCTAAAGAAAACATTAACTGCGGCTGGTTATTCAACTGCGGCTAATGCAATCGGTGATGTTGCTAACGAAACATTAAGAAATGGTTATGCTGGAACTGTATTCGGTATTGACTTATTTGAAAATGCAAACTTAGCAATTGATGGTTCAGATGACTCTGTAGGTGGTGTATTCCACCCAGCTTCATTGGGTCTAGCTATGAAAACAGACTTCAAAATTGAAACTCAAAGAGATGCTTCTCTAAGAGCAACTGAAATCGTAGCAACTGTAACTTACGGAACAGGCGTAGTCAAAGATGACTATGGTTGCCAAGTAACTACAGACGCGGCACTGTAATTAGTGTAATAATTCTGGGGGTTGAAATATACCCCCAGATAGATAAAAGGAACGTATGAGTAATTTTTCTACAGACGCAGATTTACAAGTATTTCAACCAGATATTTTAGGTTTTGGAGTTGCAAGTTTTACTTCACCAACGGATTACCACGCATTAGCAAAAGCAGACATTGAAAGACAATTAAGAATAGATTGGTTTCCAGTTTACCAAAGAAACGTATATGAAGATATTTCAGTATTAGAAACAATAGAAATGGACGAAACAAAACTAACAGCCGCACAATGGAAAAGATGTTCAGTTTATAAAGTATTAGCAGATTACATTTGTCCACTATTAACAAAGTTTAATTCAGACGATAATCAAGATAGATTCCAAATCATGCAGAAATATTATCAAACAGAATATGCCAAAGAGTTTCAAGCTGTACTTAGAGATGGTGTTGAATATGATGATGATAGTTCAGGCACAATCACAAATTCAGAAAAAGAAGCATATCACAGACTAAGATTGATTAGATGAAAATTACCCCAAAGGTTGATGATGCTAGATTCAAACGTAAATTAAATCAACAAATTAGAGAGCAACCAAGACAAGTGCAAATAGCTTTAGGAAGAACTGCTGAGTTTTTGCTAGGCTTAATTAGAAAACGTACACAAAAAGGTAAAGACGCAGATGGTAAAGCTTTTAAAAAATATACACCTGAATATAAAGAATTTAGACGACAAAAAGGCAGACAAATTAGATTCCCTGATCTTAATTTTAGTGGGCAGATGTTATCTAATATGACACAAAAAGCTAATCCTAAACAAGCAATATTATTTTTTGCAAATAAGTTTCAAAATGTTAAAGCTGTTGGAAACCAAAAGAAAAGACCATTTTTCTTGATTGGTGATAAAGAACAAAAGACATTAATAGATTTTTTTGGTAAAGAATTATTTAAACAGAATAAATTAAGATGAGTACAAGAGAAAACATAGCGGCAAATATTATTACAGTTCTTGATGCTGTAACATCACCTATTGAATTAAAAAAGATTACAAGAGAACCATTTGATGTGGACGAACTAACTCAACAACAATACCCAGCAGTATTTATTCAATCTGGTAATGAAATTAGATCAGACGAGACAATGACTTCAACAACAATTACAAGACAAGCACAAGCAGATTTTATCTTAGTTGGTTTCGTAAAAGGTACAGATACAAATATTGATACCAAAAGAAATCAGCTTATAAGTGTAATAGAATCCACTCTAGAAACCGATAGGACTAGAGGGGGTAATGCAAAGAAAACTGAAATTGTAGAAGTATCTACAGATGAAGGAACTTTGTACCCAATCGGTGGAATCCGAGTAGTCGTGAGAGTAACTTATCACTATACTGCTGGAACACCTTAACAACTAACTTAGGAGAAAACCTATGGCAACACATACAGGCTCAGAAGGTACAATTAAGATTGGTGCTAATACTCTTGGTGAGTTAAGATCATTCTCTCTTGAAAGTACTGCTGAAACTATTGAGAAAACAAAGATGGGTGACAGTGCAAGAAGTTTTGCAGTTGGCTTAATTTCATTCACTGGTACTGCTTCTGTTTTCTTTGATGAAACAGATACAGCACAAGGTACTTGTGACGCTGGTACATCAATAACATTAGAAGTCTATCCTGAAGGTGCTGATTCTGGTGATACATATTACTCAGGTTCAGCTATTGTAACAGGTAGAACAATAAACAGTTCATTTGATGGAATGGTAGAAATGGAATTATCATTCACTGGATCAGGTGGATTGACAGAAACAACAGTATAAGGAAGGCTAAAGCATGAGTGTAATAGATAGAGTAAAAGAACATTTTGAAAATAAAGGAATCAATAAAATTGAAGTCGCTGAATGGGGCGAGGAAGGCAAACCTTTAGAAATATACGCAAAGCCATTTACATTAGCAGAAAAAAGAAACTTATTCAAAAATGCCAAAAATGATGATTTAGCAGTTTTGGTAGATGCTATTGTATTAAAAGCATTAGATGGTGATGGTAAAAAAATATTTAAATTAGATGACAAAAAAACCTTACTTAATAGTGCCGATCCTGATGTAATTGCAAATGT